AGGTAAGTTGCGGATATGACAGCAAACTAATCGAGCGTGATGGGAAAATTTGGCAAACGAATATAAGGGGCAATCATTTGGCAGTAGTAGCCGAGGGGCGAGCTGGCAAAGATTGTAAATTAGGCGATAGTAAAAGGATAAAAATGAAATTCATAGATAAATTAAAAGGCGCTTTGACAGCAGCCAAAAAGTTTAAAGATAACGACGAAGTCGGTAAAGAGAAAGTGGAGGAAGCCAACGAGGCTAACAATGAGCTAGTTGATCTTTTGGAACAAGCATTAAGCGGTGCTGAGGAAGTTAGCACAAAGCTAGACGAAACAACCGCTGAGCTAGAAAAAACAAAAACTGAGCTAGCAGATGTAAAGGCTAAAAACGTAAAAGATAGCGACGGCACAGATGAAAACGCAGAAATTGCGGAGCTAAAAGCTAAAGTTGAAGCGTTAGAAAAAGAAAACGCAGAGCTAAAAGCTGAAATCGAAAAGCTAAAAGGCGAGGCAGCAACAACCGAAGCTGTAACAGACGCTAAAGCAAATTTTAGCCATGTAAAGCTAAGCGACGCTAAGAACGCTAGGAGTGTTTATGAAGCGGTAATCCTAGATAGTAAAGCCTTTGAGGCTAACGAGCTTAAAAAGCTAAGCGATAGCGAGATTAAAGCTATTTATATGGGTATGCGTGTAAGTGCTAAAAATAAAGACAACAGCG